ACGAGGTCACCTATCCATACATTAGCGGTATCAGGCGGAAGGGTATAACCGAACTGACCAACATAGAACCTCCCTGGCGCGATCAAGCGCCACTGGGTCGCATCACCTTCATCGTCCATAACGTACCGGAAGCCTTTCAGCTTCTGAGGTTCCGCTACCAACGTTGTCGAATCCCATGTCGACGACTGAACTGCCCCAGGATGGGACAGGATCATCGTACGGAACTCTTGTTGTGATGTGAGGTTCTCGTCATCTACATGTAGGTCGTGAGCGTCCCAATCAACACACATGGCTAGACAGCCGGGTGTGGTTGTAGGACACGAGGGCCTGAATTCAATCCGTAAGGATCTGAACTCAAACTGCTCGTAGCGAAGTGCGATCTCGCACAACCATGGAAACATGTAGGTGTTCGTCGGTGTAAGAAGATAGTTACCGTTGAAGAAAATGTCAGCTTCATCTGGGACGATTGTTCCAGAATAAATACTGACAAAGTACTCCGAGTGTGTAACTATACACTCCCTTCCCGTGTTCCTAATCTGCGGTGCAGATACCTTAGTTCTAGCACCCTGTGCATTTCCAACCTTTCGAACATTCTTGAAGCCAACCTTTTGGGATCCTGGCTTCGTGGTCCCAGTCTTAGTTTTGCGTTGCATTACTGTTTTAAGGAAGCTTACCAACCGCGTCCGGGTCAAGTTTTACGACATTCGGGTCGGTTGTCCTCTCAGTATCATCCGTAAAGACGATAATGATGTGACTGAGTTCGCCGCCCGCTTTCCTTACGGAAGGCGGGGGGAGAGTTCAGGCACACCATATCACCAAAAAGACAACGGTTGTTTATTGTTTAAACAGTATTAAAACGCAATAGGCTCCTCTATGACTGGGTCGAAAGGTACATAAGCCGGTCGCGTGACTGCAATTAGATCTGGTAGGTTACGAACCATTCTTTCAGAACCTCTAAAGAGACAGTGTTTAGGTGGTAAAACATCTGAATGCTTTTTCTTGTAGGTGGTGAAAGCCCTCCATTCCCGATTACTCATATCGATTCTTCCCGTCTTAGTCACCTTTACAGGTTCAACTAAGCGAGGGGAGAATGTCAATGGGATTATTCGGGGTGCAGGTTGGAGCTCAATCTGATCATAGTTGAGCGGTCCAAATAGTTCGATTAGATGACTACCATGAGTCACTTCACGCGGTGCTGGCTGATATTTCTTATAGCAGCACTCTTCAGCTTGCTCTGAGTCCTCTGTAGTCTGCAAGCGTCCTACGAGTATCGGAAGCCACTTCGTGGTTTCCGGGGTATCTTCCGTATAGCGTTGTTCATAGAGATACGTAGCTAACTTCTCTTGGAAAGGGGTCATGTACCAGTCAAAAGCTCTTCTCACTTCAGAATAGAGCCGACAACCCAGTCCACCGAGTGATGGTTTTACAAAAAGATTGAATAGACCATCTCGAGTGGCTGAGGCGATGTCAGCTTTATTGAAGTAGATGAACCTCTTATGGGTCCTGATACGGTCAAAGCAACCATCCATAACGGAGTTGTAAAACCCGTCAATGGATCGTGGAGTCCAAAGAGCCCTACCGGTTACCTTGGCCTGACCTGTTAATAACCCACAGTTTAAGAAAGGGATAAAGATATGATCTCCCCCTCTCTTATATCTCAACTGCGAGTTAATCATGGTGTACTGCGAACTAAAGTAGTTCTTGCCTATCGAGAGCTCAAAGCCGCATCCTGCAACTATCTGTTTCCAGAAGCTGTAGAACTTGGTATCGGCCCTAAATAAGATATCATCACCATTAACCAGGACAGGAAGGTCTCTGAGTATGATTGATCGACCCAGGTGGTTTTCCAAAGCCACCCAATATGCACATAAGTTAGCGAAGCACAGGATAGGAAATGACAGCACGGAACCCATCAACTGTCCATTCGTCTGGAGATAGACTACCTTAAAGTTCTCTTTGGTCAAACTCTGAGGCTCGGCTTCCATATAACTAGCCGGAATGTAGACAGGCGCGTCTGCACGGATCTTCTTGATCTGTGTCTCAGATGCGAGGTTCTGGAGCAGAACCTTTGGGTCCTGGAGGATATAATCTATACCCCTTGCACTGATCCGACTCGGGTACTTCCCAATAACCGCTTTGGTTAGGGTGACCGTACGGCCGGATTTATCAAGTGTTAAGAGGCGACCACCATCCTCATGGGAATCGACCCCAACTATTCTACCAAAGTCCGATTCAATTAGCTGCTCGAGTAAAATCGAACGAGCTAAGGTCGGAAGGCTTGATAGATAGTATGTCTCTGGGTCGTACTTCCTTAGGATCATTTCCAATATCCCACGTGATATGTCCATATGTAGGTTGTCGGTAGCGGCTGAGTAATCACCAGAAATGTAAGAGCTAAAGTCTTGTGGACCTAACTTCGCAGTTAGGTCGTCCAGACTATACAAGTCACTGGTGTTCATTGGTCTGCCAGTGAGCACAAGCGATGGTATCGTCTGCATATAATCCCAAAGATCTTGTTGGAGTTTCTTACATGCATATTGTCCCACAGTGTCACCAGCTGTTATAAGCCGCACCTTAAGAGGTTCACACACGGCCGCAACGCGGCACATGGAACCTGACCATTCCCCAAAATCACGTGTCTCCCTCCTTATCTCACTCCCACGCTTCTCCATAATGTCCCTCAAGTCCTTTAGATCTAGACCTGCTGAGGCCCTCTCTTCGACTACCACCCCCGGTCTCTCCTCATACATTCGTATAAGGGAGAAATCAGGTGTATCCATCTTTGAGAGTAACGCCCCCCGGAGACCTCCCTTCTTCTTCGACGACTCGTAAGATGCAGAACCACTAGGCTCTCCGACTTTCAAAGGATCAATAATATGAAAGTCTTTAAGCAGTAGTTCCGCCTTATCGAGTATCTTAGAAAGAAGTTCGGGTTGGGTGGGTGCCTCCTTGGTCAAGGCGATGATATGGTCGATTCTTGATGATTGTACAAAAGAATCAGGGACGGGTTCACAACCGCGTTTTATACCCTGAAGTACACCATTAAAGAAGCGACGCACCCTCTCGCTTTTCTTCTCGAACAGCCATGAGACAGCCTGTCTGCTGCGTCCGGTAAAGGGATTTATTCCCTTTCCAGGCACAGGAGAAGATGGGATCTCTTGGTCGAGAAAGCGAGCGGACTGAGCAACAGTATAGAACTTAAGTTGCTTAGTAAGAACAACATCGCCGTACTTATCCAATATGTCCATATGAGAGACAAGAAACGGAAGAACCATTTCGTAAGGAAAATCACGTTCAAGACGGTCCCAATTAAATGGGAGAGAATCACATAAGACGTCCAGATAACACTGGAGGAAACGCAGGATGGCTTTAAAACCATAGAGCGTTCGGGCCTGAGAACATGCCCGTCCTATGTGGTCAACCGTTTGAGCTGACCTTACAATGCAGACTACACTTTTCTGGGAACTAGACGGGGTTATACTCCAAAATGAGCGGTCAAAGAAGCCTGAAAAGGCCTCATGACATTCACTTGGAATATGGAGGGTCCATCCATGGATCTCCTCCACCGTCTTACCTTTGCTGCACCTTGAAGAGGTGTGTGCAACTACCCCAGACATCAGCCTATCGACGAGTTCTAGTGCTTTCAAATTACAGTGAGTAGTCATATTCACTGGAAAGTATTAAGAAACTCG